TCCTAACATACAAAGAAACATTAACAGGGATATGCTTGCAGGGGCTTGGCTAAAAAATGCACAGCAAAAATCAACAGATCTTAATGTTTTTGATCCCGCCCGTTTTAAACGGTCTTTTGATGATCTAGGGAAAAATGTTCAAGACGAACTTTTTGGCAAAGCAAAGGCGGTTGAGTTACGAACAACTTTTAATGATTTGGCATTAGTGGGCCGAAATCCAGTAACTCAAAACTTTAATTTTGCTGATGTTGCCGCTTCAGACATTAACAACTCAACTATGCGAAATATTGTTTCCAACTTGCAGAAAACTATTCTGGAAGCAAATGAACAAAGCACGAATTCCTTGTTTCAAGCCGTTAAATCTGGCCAAATTATTGATGCAGAAAGCTTGGTACAATCGGCTGTAAAGAATCCGACCTTGTTAGATGATTTAATGAGAAGCGTTCCTCCAAGCACATTAAACCAACCTGCTGGTTTTAAAGACGCTGTGATGGCCCGAATTATGAGAGAAGCTTTTCCCGATGGGGTGACAGAGGCCGCTATTTCCAGTGGTGCCTGGCAAGATGCAATGCAAGCAGCCATATTTAACATGAACCAGAGAGGGGCTCTTACCAAGATATTAGGGCAAGACACTGTTAATGACTTGGTAAAGATGACGAAAATTAAAATTAGCGACAAGGCAATTAAAGGAAAAGGCGGCATCGTTTCAGCTGCTTATGCCGCCACTATTGGTATGAGGGTTTTGGCAGACCCGATATCAGGGTTGGCTTCTGTGGCTGGTGTTTATGCAAGTGGAAGAATCTTGCGTAACCCTATGTTTTTAAAACTAATGACAAGGCCTAGTATTGCTGCCAAGGACTATAAAGCTGGTGTAAGGGCCCTTACAGAAGACCTTTTGCGACAAGCTGAGATGGAGGGTATTACTCTGACAAGAAGTCAGGCTAGGATTCAAGCGGAACAAGAAATGGGTAGGTTAAGTGTCATAGGACTTAGGTTGAAAGAAATAGCAGCGGCTGAAGCCCGGTTGTTTGCTTTTACAGGAGCTTCTGGAACAACGACAGCAGAAAACCGAAGGGATATGGGACAAGCAATATCTGGAGCCGTTGAACCAATCAGGCCAAGGATATCAAGAGCCGTTGAGATGGCTACGCCGGCCATTGGGAATATTCAACAACAAATAAGCCCGTCCATTCAAGCCTTGCGTGATCAAGCAGACCCCCGTGTTCAGGCACGACGGGATCTTCTTGGAGGTCAACCGTAATGCAACTCTCCGACCACTTTACCCTGAGTGAGCTTACCAAGTCGTCTACGGCTGAACGGCGGGGCATCGACAATGAACCAGGGTCCGTGGAAGTTGAAAACCTGACCATGATCTGCGACCAGATACTGGAGCCCGTCAGGAACCATTATGGTGTGCCGTTTGTCCCTAACAGCGGCTTCCGCTGTCTGGAGCTTAATCAAGCCATTGGGTCTTCTGACAGGTCGCAGCATGTTACAGGACAGGCTGTAGACTTTGAGGTTCCGGGCATCCCAAACAGGGATACGGCCCTGTGGGTCATGGACAACTGTGACTTTGACCAGTTGATTCTGGAATTTTACAAGGAAGGCGTTCCTGATTCCGGCTGGGTGCATTGCAGTTACAGGATAGCAGGTGGGAACAGAAGATCTGCCCGTATATTCGATGGCAGGAACTGGAGTTCGCTAAATGGCACTTAGGAGCGATGTAGAAGGCTATGAGGGCGATCCTACCGGATCTTTTACTTATGAGGGCGATCCTACCGGTGTTGAAGCTCCGAGCGTAGACACACCGTCACTGAATACGAGGGCGTCTTTTTTGGGTTTCCAAGCTCCCACATCCATTCAAAATGCCTTGGACATGTTGGGTGTCCAAGCTCCCACATCCATTCAAAATGCCTTGGACATGTACGGACCTGTTGGCACTCTAACTGATCCCGCAAAATCTATGGCTGCAATCGCTGCATACAGTCTACCCGGTCCTGCTGCTGTGGGTATTGTTGGTGGTCAGGCTATTGGATGGATGGCGGATCAGATTAGTAATTGGTCAGAGGGTGTTCATGCCGCGAATGTTGCGGGTTACGAGGCGGGTAAAGAAGGTTATGGCGTTGGGTCCATTGAAGGAAATAACTATTCGGTTGGTCCGGGGTTTTTTGGCGGAAGAGCTATAACCGGGAATGTTCCTACTGGTTTTACTGTTGATGATCATGACAAAGAAGTGGCAGCGCAACAGGCAGTAGAAGATGCCATCGGGTCCGGTGGTGTCGACCAGAGTGGCAAGGGCGGCATAGGCGGTCTGAGCGCCGAGCAGGGTATGGGCTGGGCCAGTGGAATTGAAGGGGACGCCCCTGGTGACGAAGGCTTCGGAGATGCTGCTGGTGGGTGGGGCGAAGGATACTGGGCGCAAGGTGGTGCTGTCGGTTTTAATCAAGGTGGTATAACTGATACTGAAATTATACGACGATTTTACGAAAAAGAGAAAAACCGTCTACGTCAACAAGAAATAATGCAGCGGCGTTACGCAGAACTTGAACCTGAAAAAAGACTTTTTTCAGAAAACCGCATCCCTGGCGGAAGAACGGGCAGTTCCAAGGCTGTTATTCCTCCCGGATTTTTTAATCGTATTCCTGTTGGGATAGAACTTCTTCAAAATTATCAGAGACAACAGTTAACTGCTTACCCTGATGAAGTAATGAAAAGATATAATCTTGAACAACAAAAAATGAGAGATAACAAACGAACGGTTCTCAAGGGTATTTTTAATATTTCTAATGCTGATAAATTTATGACAGACCAGCTTATAAAACCAGAACAGCTTAGAGCCTCCTTAATTAAAGCCGAACAAGAAACAACAGATAATTTTGCAAGAAAGTTTAAAAATGTTCAAAACAGTTTGGGATTGGGAACTACCTTTACACTTTCACCTGATGATTTAAACGCGAGAGTAAATCTTGATTACACAACGGGTCCTAATTATAGAAACTTTTCTGGAAACGTAGGTATTCCGTTATCCGATGACACAACGGTAAATGTCGGAGCACAACGAAATTTAAGAGAAGGCAGTCAAGATTTTAACACGTATGAGGCGGGGGTTAATACAAAAGTTTTTGATGGTGTGGGTAGTTTAGGTTTTAATCTTAGAAAAAACCCCGGAGAAACTTATGGTGGTATAAAGTTCGAAAAGCGGTTCTAGCTACTTCGCCGACCCCCAGTTCTCTCCCAACCCCACATCGACCCTGGACGGTATCGTCAGACCGGGGGTACAGTTCTCCATCAAACTCCTGATTTCTTCGACCTGTTCGTCGCTCTCTATCGAAAAGCACAATTCGTCGTGTACGGTGAGCATGGGCCAGTGACCACGGTCCATGCAGTCTTTCATCGCCTGCTTGGTCTGATCCGCTGCAGAGGCCTGTATGAGCCTGTTAAGGGCCTTGTAGACGAAAGCTACCTGATATCTTTCTGGGTTCATGCTGGCCCAGTTCCTGTCCCTCTCCCCGACAGGCGTGTTCAGGACATCAACCCAACGCTCCTCCAGCCGGTCCACGTGTATGGGGGCCTTGCGCTCCTTTGAATAGCCTTTTAACTCCCTCATCGGGAAGCGGCACTTACGACCCAATAACGTGCGGATCTCCATTCTCCTCGATGCTGTATCCATAACAGCTGATGCAAGTCCACGAATAAACGGAACCTTTTCGTCGTACTCGTTACGAAGAGACTTGGCTTCCTCAAAAGGTATATCGCCAAGGGTCTGGGCCAGCTTGCCAATGCCCATGCCGTACATGATTCCCAGATTGATCGTTTTGGCGTGGTTTCTCTCCACATTTGCCATGTCGGCAACCAACTGGTGAAAATCCAGATCGTCCTTCTGGTACAGGCCTACAATCTCCTGAACCTTCTCGTTGTCCCTCGTAGCCGGTGTAAGGGACGCATAATGCATCAGCCACCGTGGTTCCTGGGCACTGTAGTCAAAACTCCCCCATCTGCATCCATCTTCCGGTACAAAGAGTCCCCGTATGAGTTTCTTGATTTCCGGGTGTCTGGAGGGAACCTGCTGCAGATTTGGATTACTGGAGGAAAACCTACCCGACACAGTTCCACCTTCATCTGAGCGCAACTGGTTAAACTGACAGTGGATACGGCCATTGTGCTGATGATTGAGAATCGTATCAACAAAAGTCGTATTGGCCTTGTTGTATTCCCTGATTTCCAGAATCTTGTGGGCGATGGGGTGGTCATGTGTCTTCAGGAAATGTTTCGTAAAACTGGGGGCGTCCGACTTGGCCGTTCTTTCGTAACCTAACCCCAGACTGTCAAAAACCATAGCTAAACTTTTAGCGTTCCACGGTTCCAGATGTACGTCTGTCTCGTCTTTTATTTCCTTGAGAAGTTTCTTCTCCTTACCCTCGAGAAAATCTTTTGTCTGTTCTGCCCGGTCAACATCAACCTTTACACCGCGCTTTTTCATCTCAAAGATCATTGGCAAAAGGGACAACTCAACGTCCAGTATCCTTTCGCAGTCGTCCTCAATCAGTTTTCTGTGCAGAACATCCCAGAGACGGAACGTCAGGGATGCATCCATTTCCGCATACCCCGCAACCCTTTCCGCCGGCAGCTTCCACATCTCTGCCTTGGCATCAACGCCGTGCTGGCTGGCGGCTCTTCTTAACTCCTCTTCCGCCTTCCGCTGACCAAGGTACGTGGCTCCCAGTGCATTGAGGGAGTAACTGAACCTGTTCTCATCCAGAAGGGGGGCGGCAATCATCGTATCGAGTATTTTCCCCTTGACCTCGATACCTTCCGTAAGCAACCATCCCAGATCGTATTGTGCGTTATGAAAAACCACGGACATGCCGTGGTTCAACTGGTCCTGAAGCCATCTGAGTACAATGTCTTTTGCCATGTTGCCCCCGCCTTCATGAGCAATCGGCAAGTAGGCACTCCACTCAGAGGCGGCAACAGCAATCCCTATGAGGTTGCCATCTTCTCTAGCCCACCCTGGCCCCAGGTCCCGCAGGTGAGGATCTCTCGTCTCCACGTCCACAGCAATAATCTTCTCCCCGGACAGGTCAGGAAGGTGCTCTGGTGGAAACCAGACTTTTTCGTCAAAGAGATCTTCACGCATTATTTTCTTCTGATATCGACGCCCATATGGCTGTATAGGCTGTGGCGTCTACCCCGTCGTCAGGGTTTTGCCCCCCTACTTCACTGCGGGCAATTTTAAGTAGAACCATGCAGAAAGCAACCTGTTCCGGCGTTACATCCGCCCCCAGATAACTCCCCCACAGATCAGCTACCCGTTCGTGAAGAACCAAATGGTCTCCGTGTTGCCGTGCCCGATCTCCTTTCACAAGATCCGCCGCCGTCTTCAGGATGTCTGCGGGTTTCACAGGGAATAGTTCCTGCTGGTCTGGGGAAGCATGATGTGCAGGGCCTTCTTTGTCCGTGTTACGGCAACGTAGTATACCCTGTGTTCTGTTGCGGGATTTTGCATGTATTCCCTGTAGGCCGCGTGAGACAGATCAGGAACCACCAGTACGTTGTCAGCCTCGCCACCCTTCATTGAATGTATCGTGCTTACCTTTATTCTGGGGTTCTTGACGTTATCTTTCCTCTTCAGGGCATTCAGAACGTAGTTCTTGGTATCAAGATCAATCTTGTCCAGCGCCTTGTGCCATCTGACCGACCCATCTACACGAAGCCCCAGCCGGTCTGTTGCTTCCGACATGCTTATCAGGGCGTCCGCGTCCAGCCCCGCAAGA